ATGTTGGTGAAGTAGCAAAAACCAAACTACCTGAACCAGTTTCATCGCTAATAACACCTGCTAATTGAAGTGAAGTAGTTGATGCTAATGCAGATAAATTATTTGTTGTATAAACACCATTTGTTACTGTCCCCGCATTTCCATTTAATGCTCCAGCAAATGCGGTTGAAGTAATCGAAGTAGCACCTGTAACAACCCCGGCATCAATAATAATAGCTCCATCTAATACAATATGTTGTCCAGACAATGGTGTAATATTTAAATCTGTTCCAGCAGTGGATGATATCGTATTACCATTGATATTTAAATTATCGACCTGTAGTTCTGTAAGTGTACCTACTGATGTAATTTTTGGTTGTGCAACACTCTGTAATGTTCCGATAAGAGTGCCCCCACTAATCGCACCAGTAGTAGTAATACTGCTACTACCGTTATCAATTGTTCCAAAACCAGATGTAATAGAACCACCCACAAGGTTACCTAATGTAGTATTACCAGTAACTCCCAATGTTCCACCGATTACAGTATTACCGGTTGTATCGGCTACAGTGAATTTATTCGCGGAATTTCCGACAGATATTTGACCGAATTGAGCCTCACCTAAAGCTCCTGTGAAAACATTTGTAGTAGTATCAGTTGCTATAGGTCTAAAAACAAAAATATTATCAGTTTGGTCGTAACCAAAGAAACCAATATTGGATACATCAGATACTGCATATTTAAATGATATACCCCGATCTAAATTGTCATCAACATTGTTTGAACCGAGTTGAAGAATCGGGTCAGTGATAACAATTACTTCCGACCCAACCTCCAATGAACCGGCTTTCAGTGTTCCATTAATAGTCAAATTTTTATCATATGTGCTATTACCCGATACATCTAAAGAACCATTAATAAAAGTATTTCCGTTAGTGGGATCTAAGGTAAACATGGGTACTCCGGGTGTAAGATAATAACTCGCCTCAATGGAACCTGTATCACCTTTGTCTCCCTTTGGAATTGTAAAGAAAAAGTTTACCGATAGGTCGGTTCCGCCTTGAACTACACTTGCCTGAGTGCCGGCAGCACCTGTCGCAGTTCCAGAAATATCGATAGTTGGATTATATCCCCTGGGTCCCTTGGGACCATTTGGACCACCTACGCCCTGAACACCTGTATCACCTGTAGCCCCTTTCACACCTTGAGCACCTTGTGTACCAGTCGGACCTGTATTTCCCAAAACTAGATAATTTGGTGTAGTGCTAACCATTCTATATTATATTAACAATATAATATACAAAAAAAATAACTAATATCCGTGTTGTGAGTAAGTATCATATTTACTGTAGTTTCCCAATCGTGCATATGAACTTATCGTGCAATTCATATCGAACACCTATAACATTGGATGTAATTTCGTCACCCTCATTGACTTCACTAAACCGTCGGTCTAGATGGTGGTGATCACGTGCGATAAACATAGTAATAGGCATATTACCATCATCGTCGATAACCTGTGCATGAATACCCGCCTTGGTAATTGTTTTACATATACATTTTACAAGCATCCCTTCAACTGGTAAACACGCCATACATTCGAAAACAACTTTAAACTCGACGACGTCAGAGTTCACATTCCCACTTGAATATTGCATAATAGTAACCGATCCGGGTTTGATATATCCTTCATTAATACACTTGCCTGTAATTTCCGCCTGGATTTTGAGTTCTAGGTTTTGCTTCACATTTTTGCCGATTTCCGTAATAGCCAAACAAACCTTCTTGTCTAAAATAGATTTCATGTAAACGCCGTAAATTTTGCGGTCAGAGTTTGTTTTCGCATATTGTCCAGACTTTTTCACAGATTTCTTAATAATAACGGTAGACATGTATGATAATTAACAATATATTACTGTTCAGATTTTATATTGTTTTACATGTAACAGTATTTCTTATTCAATTTTACGTGAATGTATTTATCCGAGTTCATATATTGCCTTATTTACGTCACATATCAATGTGTAAAATTGATAGGTATATCAACATAAAATATAATACAAACACCTCATAAAATCGTATACAATGAACGATTTTGACATAGAATATACGTCTCTTAGACTCACAATACACTCCATTCAATGTAGAATATTACAAAATGAATTACACGATATACATGAAAAGTTGAATATCGTGAAACAAATGATTGTTGAAAATCCACCGACGGTCGAATGTCTATTGAATGAAGAATATCCATTGTCGACGGAAGACCAAGAAACAATATACAACAATAGTGTTGTATTCTGTCCAAGAAAAAAACAGCGTATCAAATAAAAAATATTGATTTCTACCGCCGGAAATTTAAACCGGAACAACTATGTTGTCCGGTTTCCATTTCGCGGGCGGCAACTGACCCTTGTGTAACTTCAAATGTTCCATTTGAAATTACCAAGGGTTTAATCACCAATTCCATTATTTCGTCCGCATAACCATTGGTCGTCGTCGTTATGATTCGGAATGTTATTCGTATATTGGTCGAGAATATCCTCGTATTTTTTTATTTCTTCCGTAGAACCGAGTAATACGGGGGTGCGTTGATGAATATGTGTAGGAACAATGTCCAATACACGTGTTTTACACATATTTGCGACAATAGCCTCCCCCCCCGCTTCTTCGACAATCATAGCCATAGGAAAGCATTCATATAAGATGCGTAATTTACCATTTATATTTTTTTCATCCCAAGGATAACAGAACATGCCGCCATATAATAAGGTGCGATGAATATCAGATACCATAGATCCGACCCAACGTTGGGTATATTTTGATTTTTTTGTTCGGTATGTTTCGACATATTCCCTAACATCTGGAGCCCATCGTTCGCAATTTGATTCATTCACACTATATATCTTCTTATGTTTATCGGTAATGTCCAAGATGCTGGTATAAATAAAGGTCTTATTCTCATTCAACGTGAAACGGTGACTTCCATTGCCTTTAAATGCGATAACCAATTCAGTCGAACCACCGTATAGAATATACCCAGAGCAAATAATATCATTCCCATTTTTCAACACGCGGTTTTCAATCGTATCATTCTTATCGATGTCCAAGCTAATCGAAAAAATGGTTCCTACGCCACAGTTGCAATCGATATTCGACGAACCGTCCAATGGGTCAAATGCGACAATATAACTTCCGCTAGATTCAGAGTTAACCACGATAGCTGCATCATTTTCCTCGGATAATAACAAAGAACATGCCTTTGAATCCGTCAAGTTGCGTATCATAATTTCATCGGTCAATAAATCGAGTTTTTTCTGTTCATCGCCCGAACTATTTTGTTGGTCTCCTTCAGCGGCGCCAGTATTATTGTCGAATGGAAGATTGCGAACTAATTTCTCAATTTCGACACCACTTTTCTCAATCGCCAAAATCAAACGAACGAATTCGTCTGAATATCCGAACTGTTTCAATAAGAAATAAGCTGGACACCCGGATTTGAACATATAATATGTATTTCGCACATATTATATGATATACAAAATATATAGGTTTTTTGTTCAATTTTCCAATCTACTATAGTTTACGATATTTCGATATTTTGTTATATGCGGCATCTTCTGGATTCATAAACCATATTTTACCATCCGTTTTTTCCAAGGTTCGATAACGTAATATCATCTCGATTATTATACCGAGTCCAAATTGTGTAATTTCCTTCGTATTTGCTGAATTATATGTATGTATAGAGCTATCCACAATTTCATTCAATCGTTTCACTAGGTCACCTTTTGTAGGAGTATGACCAGCAATTCTTGTCCCGGTATTATTTTGCATTTGTGTGGTATCTTTGATACGAAACACCATTTCCTTACCAGTCCTAAACATGTCTATAAATCCGATAATCTTGGAATACTCTGGTGAGTTTTGGTGAAATTGTTGTTTTAATAGACCGGCTTCTTCGAATATACGCACATCTTCTGGTTCGGCTTGAACCCATGTGTCGGGTTCCCCAGTAGACTGCATATATAATTTCCAAGCATTTTTGTCTACGAGTAAAAACAGTGTTTTATTTCGATATGTGACCATTTTCGTTTCAAGATAACGTTTGATTTCTACCTCTTCCTCACTGAATTTTGACTCGTCTCGAACCTTGGAATACATGTGAGAAATCAGAGTCAACTTATCCTCCGTCATTAACATGTCTACACTATGTTGTATGAAGAAGTCCTTCAGTTCTCCATAACCGATTCCAGATATGACTTGTAAATGATTCATTACATGACTTGCGTGTTTATACCAAGTTTGTTCCGACGAATCGTCCGTTCCAATGCCTTCGACCTGTTCAGATGTAGCATCCGCGACCTGTTCAGATGTAGCATCTTTGACGTCCTGTTCAGATGTAGCATCTTTGACGTCGCGTTTAATATTTTTCACAATATCTGCATATGTCGGCTTATTTGCGACAGTCTGTGATTCTATTTCGTTTTCTTGGTCAGTTGTTGTAAATTCGGAGGGTATATCAAATTTAATAGACCGATGTTTGTAGTCGACAGGGGCTGAACGTTCGAAAACGGTTATGTGTTCATCGTTGATTTCGACAGGTTGAAACGCATATATGTCTTTTTTGTTCACCATATTACCACGACGTCCATAACGGTCAAATAAATACTCAGTTTTGTTTTTTACGAATCCAGACAATGCTGCATATATCTGTGTAACTGGGTATTGCTTGGTAACATTAATTTTTTCAATCAACTCTTTCAGTGTATAAAAGGGTTCTCCTTTCATATTATCACGATATAGTTGACGAATGCGTCGCATAATACGGTCGTTATTTGACTGAGCGTATGTGTTAGTATAGGTTTCTTGGACAGGTTCTCGTTTTACTTCTCTACCAACCTTACATGTAAACGAACAATCTTCCATATAGTCACATATATCCGTATGTGGACGGTCACCGATTTGATACACGATATCCTTTTTATCGGTGGAAAGTTGAAGAGTAATTTCTTTGTTCGCGGCATTAGCAAGTAGTTTATCAATCGTAAAGTTGTTTTGTTTGAGATTCAATACACAATCGACAGATGTTTCTTTGATTAACCGTGTAATTTGTCCGATCAGTTCCGCCTTCTTCTTGGCCAATCGATACACATACATATCTACCGCTTCTTCGTCGGGTGAATTTTGTAAAACGGTTCCGTGCATATAGATTTCAACATTTCTCATTTTGAATGGTAGCATGCAATGACTCAAGTTACGAACACCTCGACCTACAACTTGTTCAATACGATTCATATTATACCATGGTTCCAAGACATGAAGTTGTCGAATACACTTGAAATCGAGCCCTTCTGACCCAGCCTTGGAAATTAACACGACCTTCACAGCCTCGCCGTTTTTATTGTTAGGGTGTGTGATTAATTTCATATCACCTGCATTTTGTGGTGAATATGCCTTATCACCGGTAATCATAACATACTTGCCTTGTTGAAATTTACCACTAATTTGGCTTTTAGGTTTCATCGTAAGAGCATCGATTGGTTCCGTAGGCGGTCGTTCAAATAATGATTTGGTGTTGGGTGAACTACCTTGACGCGCGAATCCCATTTCTTCCAAGGCAAGCGCCATGGGGACAATCCCACCATCAATATATTGCGAATATATCATAATTATGCCGGTCGAATGGCGAATAATTTCACAAACGCGAGAGATTTTCGAACTATATTTTGATATTTCAGATGGACTAAATATGCGCCCATATTTGGACTCAATTTCGGGGCGATATGCGAAATTATATTTCATGGGAATTTTGCTACCAGATTCATCTTTAAAGGTCATAACGGACTTCATTCCGCGTTTTCCGACCATGGTGGCTCGTGGGTCTTTGTTCTCATCTGTATCTAATGCGGGGGAACTATCGGGTGTTAATTCGCCGCGCTCGATTTGTGCATCTAAATTCGGACTGGGATAAACCATATTTAATGCTTCAATCGGGGTTTGTAGCTGTCTGAATCCAAATTTATCGAGTTCATCAAATGATTGTTTGCGAGCAACATTGGATTCGATGTCTTTACGTATACCTTTGATAACCAAATTATATGCCTTTTCTTGGTAATTATCCAATTGTGTAATGTAAAGGGGTAAGTGCTGTAATGGTGTATCGATTTTGCGCCCGTTCATTTGAATCGTAGGTAAATTGGGTTGCTTCAAATTGTCCCCCACCAATGTTTTGCCTGCACTCACCAAGGTCCCTATCGCATCTGTATGCTCTTTAAACGTCCGTTCTTTTGCGAATGTATCGGGGTAGATACGATATGGAAATGTATAGGGATTTTCACCACGCACATAAGAAACATATCCAATTAATTTTCGGTGCAATAATTCACGACCACCTTCCACAGTTACATCCGAGTCCGCAATGGGTTCTTTAAAATTGCCGTCTGGCGCGAACACATCCTCGACCGAAATCAAACCTCGTTTATCATTCGCGTTCATTAGGTTAACCAACCATACTATTTCGGTATGTGAATTATACATAGGTGTCGCAGATAAAAGTAACAAACGCATATTCGAACAATGTTTTGCTAGTCTCAATAGATATTGTGCGGTTTTCCCGTCCTTATTATCGTTCGCCATTCGAATATTGTGAACCTCGTCAATAATAATCATGCGATTGTTGAAGAATTTGCGCATACTCGCAATTTCTAATTTGCGTATCTCGTCTGGTGAATAGTCCGCGTCCGATGGAATGGAAATTTTCTTTCGGATATAATTCGAAAGTTCAATATATCCCATAAAAACATAATATTGATTGATGATTGTCTTAATTTGAGAAACAACCTTATCTCTCGGAAGACCTTTCAAACTAGTTGGATTCACTTCCTTTACCAAGGTATTACCGATACATGAATCTATGTTCCAAATCCCATCAATTTCTTGTAAACGGCGTTCATCAAACAATTGGAGTTTAAAATTTGCTTGGACATTCGGTGCCGCAACGACAATAATACGTTGTTTTATACCGACTTGTTTCATATAAGACCGCATTTCTTCTGCTATACCAATTGAACTACACGTTTTACCACTACCTAAACCGTGATATAATAAAAGGCTGTTATATGGTGTCTGAAATGATAAAAAATTCTTAACAAACAACTGGTGAGGTAAAAGCTCAAATTCGGCTTCACACATTTTATCGGCAAATTCTTGGATATTGTGAATTTCTCCATCATATTGTGTATCACTGAATTCAGTATGACTCGCAATCTTGGCTGCGAAAGCGGGGTCATTTAGTGTTGGATATAGGAAATCATATTCTTTGTTGTCTTCTGCCTCATATTCTTGTTTTTCCATTTTACGACGAGATTCATTTGAGTCCGAAACAATCGGAGAATTAGAATGATGAATCTTGGGAGTAGGCGGAACCTTGGGAGTAGGTGGAACCTTGGGAGTAGGTGGAACCTTGGGAGTCGTTTGAACTATAGGAGAAGGAGGAACAACCGATATCGATGGCGATGCAGCAGTTTCCAAGAAAGGTTTTATTTCACCTGCAACACATACACCCTCACGATTACGCCGCGTTCCAGCAGGGCATTTATTAGAAGGAGGTCTACGTATTTTTACAGTTTTTCCTTTTATTGAATTTGAAACTACAATATTTTGACTCATATATAAAAATGCGTGTATACATTAGATGTACATTTCGATTCATTGCATTTACCTCGCATCTACTAAACCGCACAATTTGTAATAACCGATATAAAGATTTATCGTCCATATTACTAATGATCGAATCCCTGCAAAATATATTGATAATGAACCTATTTCCATCATTTAAAACGGGAAATCTAATAATAGATGCAATAATAACCGGAATGATGTTCTCAGTTGCAGGTTATGTAATGTCTATATACAACAATATCGAATTATATTCAATATGGGACTCGATTATGCAGGTTGAATTGCGTAATTGTTTTAAAAAAGAATATTCTATTATATTATCAGGTGATTCACACTCGATTATTAACGACAATATGGCGTCTGCACGTATATCGAATACATTCACCAATACGATGAAGGCATTATTAAATCATATATCTACACATAGACTCGATAATAATAATATTACGAATATTAAGGAAATTTTGCTTCAATCTGAAACCGATGATAAAAACGGCGATTATTTAATATCGCAGAAAAGGAGGTTCGTAGTTGACGAAGATTTGCGCATATATGGTCGATTTGTATCTAGTTCTCAAACAAATGATGCGAAGACTGTATCGGTTCGCACGGAATCGATAACATTAATATTGACGTCCATACACACAACAGTGAGTAGTATAAAACAGTTTTGTAAGCGTATTACATCAGAATATTTAGATAATATCGAATCTAGCCGAAACACCAAAAAATTCATTTATAGTATGAAAAGTGTAAGAAACGACGAATATTATTTGACCGATGCTTGGTCGGAACACGATTTCCAATCAAGTCGAACATTCGACAACCTATTTTTTGAAGGCAAAATCGCGTTTATGAAAAAGTTCGACTTTTTCTTGGAAAATAAAGATTGGTATTATGAAAAGGGAATACCTTACACATTAGGTATTGGGTTATATGGTCCACCTGGAACTGGAAAAACGTCGTTGATAAAAAGCATTGCGAATTATACAGGTCGACATGTCGTAGTATTATCACTGAAAATGCTAAAAACACGTAGCCAATTGAACCGTTTTTTTTATGAAATGCGATATTCTCTCAAGAATCGGGCAGATTCGATTACATTCGATAAGAAAATCATTGTAATAGAGGATATTGATTGTATCGGTGATCTTGTGAAAAAACGACAGGTTGTGGATGCAAAAACGGTTGTGGATGATAAAAATGACGATAAACCAAAACCAATAATATTGAAATTAGAAGACGAACCAGTCACATTGGATGATATATTAAACATCATGGACGGCATCTGTGAAAATACGGGTAGGATTCTCATTATAACTAGCAATTTCTATGATGAATTAGACGATGCGTTGGTTCGTCCTGGAAGAATTGATGTGAAAATGGAATTAACATACGTTTCAAAACAGACATTTTCCGATATATATAAACACTTATTTCATACAAAAATAAGTGCATCTGATTTACGAAAGTTCACACCAGGTGAGCTCACACCTGCTGAAATAATTAACAATTATATATCGTCGAATTACGATAAAACGGCATTTATACAACTATGTCTGAAAAAGAAATCGCTATAAATTCTCAATAGTGGTTTTTTTCCCATGACATTCGCGACACAAAGCGACTAAATTATCGACATGGTTGCTTCCGCCATATTCCAATCGTATTTTATGATCAACTTCAAACCATGCATTCAGTTGGTCATTACACTCACCGCACTTCCAACTTTGCCGGGATGCTACAAATTTCTTCTTGGTTTCGCTGACGGAGCGTTTTGTCCCCTTCTTACCTGAATGTAGCATGCGTTCTGCATAGCGCGTCTGTTGGTTTGGTATTTGAGCCACTTCATGTCCACCACCGACATGTTGGAAACTATGTTTTGACGTAAAATCCAAGATTGGCGATAACATGGAACTGGTATTCTTATCTACGGGTAAATATTTCAGATATTCGTTCGATGTAACAAGAATATTTTGCGCATTCGCAGGATTTTTCTTAATTAAAATATACAATACGAATGCACCGAATACAACACCACCCATTTGAAAATATTTCTTGTGCGACATTAAGTTCTTGGTATATTTACCATCAGTATGCATATGAAATAACACAGCTCCTGTAATTACGATTAACCATAATTCGACACGCATGTTTGTATTATTGGTATAAATTATCAAGACAGAAAGTTATCAATAAAGCATGAATATAAAAATGAAACACACGACCGTAAAAAATGCAATTACGTATTCTTTGCGTAAATGATATTTCTGAGACAATTGGATTTGTTTGGGTCGATATAATGCTTTATACTCATCGAGTGCTTCGAATAACGTAAGTTCTTCTTTACCAAGAAGCCGATTGATTCGATTGTGAATAAAATGAATCCAACGTATGAAAGAATCGCGATTATCTAAATAAGGCGATATGGGATATCGGTCGAGTAGAGATATAAAGTGATTGCCGATTTCCGAATTGGGAATAAAAAGGGGTAGATTCTGTATAAGGTCGTAATATTTACGTTTGGTCACAGAATTGGGTGTTAATGGATACGTATGTGCGATTGTATGTAGAAAAAACCAATAGTGTGGACCCCAAACTTCTGGCGCAAACTTTGCGGAATCTAACATAGTAAATGACGCGGGAATGGTCGTGCGTTTAATATAATCTTCATGTTGGTCTTCCATCAGATACAAATGTAAAGTATATAAACCGGTGTGAATATAATACTATATAACAAGCGTAATAATGCAAAAACACTCGGATAACTATTGCAATAATTGTGGAAAACCAGGACATTTATATCATCATTGCAAGTTACCCATAACAAGCAACGGAGTAATATCATTTCGCAAAGGGCAAAATAATAAGATTGAATATTTGTTAATCCGACGCAAAGATACATTGGGTCATATTGATTTTATGCGAGGTAAATACTCGATAACAAATCGTCATTACATCATAAACATGCTAAATCAGATGACTCGTGGTGAAAAGACCCGTCTAAGAAACGATAGTTTCGACACACTATGGTTAGCAGTGTGGGGTAAAAACACAATTTCTGCACAATATAAGAACGAAGAATGTAGTTCGCGCAACAAATTCACAATGTTGCGGTCGGGCGTCACAACAAAGGATGATTCGTATACAATGAACGATTTGATAAATGAAAGTAATGAAAACGACCAATGGGACGAAACTGAATGGGGGTTTCCAAAAGGACGCCGTAATCATCAGGAATCTGACTATGAATGTGCATTAAGAGAATTTCACGAAGAGACTGGGTATCACCCGAATACGTTGCATAATGTGCAGAATCTAATACCATATGAAGAAATATTCACTGGTTCAAATTATAAGTCGTATAAACACAAATACTACATCATGTCAATGAATTATACCGAAAGTTTAGTGCAACATTCATTCGAAGAAACCGAAGTAAGTAAAATGGAATGGAAATCATTCGACGAGTGTATCGAATCGATTCGTCCTTACAATAGTGAGAAAGTGAAGATGTTGAATAAAATTCACAAGACCCTTTCTTTATTTACCCTATTATAACGGGTTAGTAAATTTATAATACCATTGTATAGTATTATGAATAAGGATAAGGGACCAATTAATAAAAAAATGCAAAAGGTTCCATTGAGTTGGTTATCTACTTTATCCAGTCCGAGTCAGGAAGGCATAAACGCGCGTAAATCGTTTTTGAAAGTAGCCATTACATCATCCGTAGTGTTATTTTCATGTATTACGGTTTTACGAATTATTCTCGCACCGGGTTCAGCAGACTATAATATACAGAAGTATTTTTTCTTGTATACTTTGCCTATCATCATGTTATTCGGTATAATATTAAATCTTGGACGTGACCAAGAAATGTCTTCAGCGTTTTTAAAGATATCCGGATTGGTTGTGCTCCTTACGGTTGGTGTATATTATTATGTTACTTCTACCAATTCGATGTTTAACATATCATTGTTATCGAACTATTCATTTTTAGCTTTAATAACAGTTGTTGGTCTAGCCATAGCATACCAAGGTATTGTCGGATATATGGAAAAATTAAAGGGTTTACCCGGATTCATATCACAACTCATTTTTTTCATCCCCTGTGTAATCTGGGATTTATGGGAATATATCGTATCTCAATTTCAGTTAACTCCTTATTCGATATATCTATTTATAGCATTTGAAATACTGCTAATTATATTATATGCATATTTACCCGAAATTTCAAATAAGGTGACTGGTATGGACGACTCGATACAGGCAGTTAACAATGTCGTGTTTTTGGATGGAGGTAAAAAAATAGTAGTAAATAGCGATGAATTAAAAATACAAAAAGATGCGAACAATGAATCGGTTACGGATTTGCAAGGAGATTATCGCACGAACTATGCAGTATCAATGTGGGTATATGTTACACCCCACAGTCCAACTGACCCTGCATACAACAAAGAAACCGAAATATTTAGTTACGGATATAAAGACAATGAAGGTGTGCAACACGTAAAACCGATGATTCGGTATTATGGTGGCGGAGGAGGTGCCGACCAAGTAATCGAACGAAACAAATTCGTGTTTTATTTTTCAAGATACCCACCAGTGAATCAATATAATTCGGATGATCACACATTTTATGATGTAACTCTTCCGAGTCAAAAATGGAATCAGATTGTATTGAATTATAATCGCAATATTGTCGATATTTTCGTGAATGGTGATTTAGAACGGTCATTCACTATGACAAATGATATGCCAATATACAATGATCTGGACACTATCTCTGTTGGTGATGAAGTGGGTGTGAAAGGAGGTATATGTAACGTGGTATATTATAAACATCCTCTGACCAAAGAACAAATCGCATTTTCATATAATGCGAAAATGAATGCGAACCCACCGGTCGCATCTATTTCAGATAAGATGTCCGAATAAACATTTATGTCGATATTGAACAAACAATTTTATACCGAGAGTGTATACAATAACCATGGAAACGACTACCATAGTTTTAGCTATAATCGTAATTGCGTTGGTTTACATTTTATATGTATTTTTTGTTAGTAGCTCATCTGTTATTAGCAAATCAGCCAGTTTAAAAGAAGGGGGAAACGCTCCTATAACTGAAATTAACAGTGGACAATCCACACGATATGCATATGGAATTTGGGTATTTGTGAATACATGGGATTCAATGCGAGAGAAAACAATATTCTCGAGAGATAACAATATTCGACTTTATTTAGCAGCAAATAAACCGTCCTTGTATTGTACCATTACATGCGCATCTAAAGATGGTTCGTCACTTGTCGAACAAAACATTCTAATTACAGATAATTTTGCTGTTCAAAAATGGGTATATGTTGTAATAAGTTCCGACAACACAATTATTGATGCATATATTGACGGTAAATTGGTGAATTCAACCAAACTCGCAACTTCACCGAATCAGCCTGGAACCGCAAAGGATTCACCCGTCATATATGGTTCTGGATGGGATTGTTATGTAGCCGGACTTCAGAACTGGGTTGCACCAATTGGTCCCCAAGAAGCATGGGATAACTATTTGTCTGGAAATGGAAATGCGATGTCGCAATTGATAGGTAATTATTCATTCAATCTAGGAATATCAAAAGATAATGTTCAACAGTCCTCATATACAGTTGACCTATAAATACTCGATTTACACAAAAAAAGATGTTGTAACTATATAACAGATATATATATCTACAACTATGATGCAACCACCACCACAAGCACAAGCCGCAACAAGCGCGGACACAAAAGTCCCTGTAGCTGTAGCAGAGGCAGTAAATAATACATCTGAAGGATTATCATCTGCTGCATCAAACGTATCCGATGGTATAGCTGGTGCTTCTACATACGTCGAAGATTCATTGTCTAGTTTCGGTGATGCAGATGTAGTGGGTACAAGCACGGATTTTCTTAGTTCTAATACACTTGTAGCCAAATTCTCTTTTATAATTCTAGTTCTGATCGGGTTTATGATTCTAGTTAATTTAGGAATTAAGATTGTTGGATATTTCATGAAACCAAAAGGGAGTCCATATCTGATATCGGGAACTATGAATGCTGCGAACGAAGTTATTATTTATCAGGACCCAAAAAATGTGGATTCTATACCTATATTACGTTCAAATAATCAAAACATGGGTATAGAATTCACATGGTGTCTTTGGGTGTATATTAACGACACGGCGGAAACCCCCAAATATTCGACCATTTTCAATAAAGGGAATGCGACATATGGTGATGATGGTATGGCTACCGTGAACAATGGTCCCGGTTTATATTTGGACAACACCGGTAACAATCTAGCGGTTGTAATGAATACAGTTGCTGCCTCCAACCCATCCGAAACAATAATAGTCAAGGATGTGCCTTTGCGTAAGTGGTTTCACTGTGCAATCCGTATCGAGAATACGGCGTTGGATGTATACATAAATGGTTCAATCGTATCAAGATCCATATTACAAGACGTTCCCAAGCAAAATTATCAGAATGTAAATGTTTGCAAAAATGGTGGTTTTAATGGTAACATAGCAGATTTGCAATATTTCGACAAGGCGTTAAGCATTTTTCAATTGAATAATATCGTATCATGGGGAAGGAATACGAGTGCTGCGAATGCAGCCGGTTCGGCAGATGCGACTGGATTCCCATATTACTTATCGAATCTATGGTATTCATCGAATTACTAAGAATATATTAGTATGATATACAAATATTAAGTATCAATATACTCTAATATTTGCTATGACCACACCCTTTAATTTTGCATTAACGTGCAACAATCAAAGGAAACAACGCAAACAGTTTTTCTATCATGAAGCTGGTGCGAGTTCACGTTTTACGGTTGTCTCACCATATATAAAAGATTCTAGTGGTAATCTGATCTATACTCCGACTGAATTGGATATGCGTAGGAAAGCAGAGATATTGAAATATCAAAACTCTTCCAACAATTTTTCTGGAAAAAAGAAATGGTCGTATTTGGCTAGTTCGAAAAGCACAGATTCTCAAACTTCTGCGTCGTCTCGCATATGTCCCGAAGATTCTAGATTAACATCGACTACTTCATCGGATGTCCCTGGTAAACCAATGATGCTATATTACGACGAATCAATTCCCCTCTACAATTATAAAACCCTTGAAACAATCACATTTCAAGACATCGCATATGACGATTACAAACGTCTGTATGATGTGTTCCCGATTACAAATATTATATCACCAAATGGAGTTGCGAATACGATGACCAATATTATTATTTTGAATCCAAACAACAATTTCTTCGCATTTGGGTTTACAATACCAGTATCGATTACATACAATGCGACATATAAAAGCAATGTTTCAACTAACGCACTCGATTATGCACAAGTGTTTATTCATGGTGCAAAACTGGATGTATATTATAGCGATTCGCTTGTTGCGAGTAAATCCGCACCTTATAATGCTACACCTATTTTATCAACTAATTTAATCGTATCGACTGTAAATACGAGTATAAGTCTGGAGGATAGTGTATCCGGGGAGATAAATATACGACAATATGTTGGAGCGATATACATACCTCCCATAAAATTACAAACAGTTACACAATATGTATATACGTGTAAGATTACCACAACTATGGGCTATTCTGAATACACTATTGATTATACAACTGGAGACGCATATAGAAGTAATGTAAATGGTGGGGATATAACGAATACATATCCAGTCGATGCGACATCTCTTCTAGATGTGAAATATGGTACAATCGTGAATATAGACGACATATATACAACAACAAATACTGCATTGCAAAACGATATTTCGAATTGTTCGATTGAATTATATCAGGTCGAACTGGATGCATCCGGAAATCCCGTAGTGGATTTATTAGGTAAGCCAGTATTTGAGTTAGTGTCCCCTCAAAATATATCCTACATACCATTTGATATATCGGCAGTTGCGATAGACTAATATTCAAAAATATAGTAATATGATATCACATTACTATAACAAAATTATAACCCCTTAATAAATGATGCTATCGGAGACAAATCGACTAAGTTTGATAGGTCTGTTGTATCAACATGTGTGTTAATGGAAAAAGTGTTGTCTAAAATATGAATCATATGTTGCACGTGATGATTACCACAACCCGTTAGGTTTTCGTTCAAACTGTCTATATTTGTTGTATCATATCCAAGCCCTTTCACATTATTGATAACCTTTTTTTTCATTTGTTCCAAATTACGACAATGATAATGCACTAGACATAGGTTTGTAAGGACATAATCATCCGTCTTGTAATGATTACCATGATCAATATCACCCTTCCATGTGTGTTTATTGAAGAAACTTTTCGCCATATCATTATAATCGTCATAATTACCATATTCACACTCGGTTGTAGCTCTTTTGTATCCATCATTCGTCCCATTGCTAATCATAGCCTGAATATAGTTAGTCTTAAAAACGGTTTGATCCATAGGTAAAGTATTAAAATAGTTTTTTGTACGGAACGGGAAAAGTTTATTTTGTTCAAGGTCATAATATACAATAAACTCGTCTATATCGAGTGGGTATGCGATATCATACTCCCCTCGTCCTTGGTCTTGTATCAATTCGTTCATATACTCACCCTTTAATGTGTAATCCAGTTTACGATACAAAGATATCCCCTTTGATTCATACTCTTGCAGTTTTTCAAAGGTTCCATCTTCGCTCATATTATCAATAACATATAAATTTTTATATCCAAAAATGGTTCCATGATATTTTAGCCAATCTTCGACTATATCTACTTCATCTTTTACCATAGTAAATAATTTAATTATCATTGTATATTTAATATATCTTACGATGATAAATTAATAACCTAAATTCTACATAGTAACCCTAAATCTTGCGTCCAATATAAAATTTCACATCGGTTATTTGCCCTTCATGTAATAATGCTTTCGTTAAAAAATCGGGTAGTTCCTTGTCAGAATAAGACCCTCCTCTGGTATTTTCTATACCAAACATATTCATGTATAATTTTACATCTTTATCAACATCATATAAGCTAAGAACCTCTGAAATATATACAACACGTAGAGGAGCATTGGTTCGAACAAAGTCATACAGTTTTGTGCAATCGGATAGAACTGTGTCGTAATCCTTTTTGAAATCGACGTGCAACATCATTTTATGATTTTCCAATGAAATATGATACATAAATAAAGGAGCGGTTTCTAAATCTTCGTCTTCACCTTCACCTTCACCTTCACCTTCATCTACATCGAGTATCATCAAATTGTTTTTTTCAATTAACTTACAGCATTCCAAGAACATATTGAGTCGCTCCTCATTTGGAATGGAATCCATATCGATTTTAATACTATTATCATCGTCTAAAATATTACGTGTATCATTCAACCAATCAAATTTTCCGAAGTAATTATCTTCAACTTCATATTTAGATTGTTTGTTTACATTGCTAAGAGCAGATTCATTTGCAACAAAATCGTGATTCATGATATCAGGCATTGCAGATTGAATCGTAATAGATTCTGTAGTTCCGACAGTTTCTGTATTAGAACCGAGCTGTTTATCAATTATATATGCGCGTTCATCCGAAGACAATGAGTTCATCCATATTGTATTGCTGCTAATGTCCATTATAAATATAAAGCAATATATGACTATATATCATTTGTATACAAAATGATTTTTGGAAAAATCTTAATAACAAATCGATATAAATATTTCGCATTATATCTAAATTATTACTATGAATACCCATATCGGAATATTGATACCAAGCACAACGAATAATCGTCCGTGGACAAAATTAGAGGATACAACCTTATTTTCGACATTTTTCCCATCCTTTTTTACAACATATTGCAGTAAATTTAAATATACTATTTATTTGGTTGTCGATGACGACGACCTAATTATTTCACGACCCGACGTGAGAGAGCAAATAACACGATATGTATCTGTAATGCAAAATACCTCTGTGAAATTCATATCGTCTAGTGGGATACCAAAAGGTTGGGTAACCCACATGTGGAATCGCGCATTTACATCGGCATTTGACGACGGATGTGATTATTTTTTCCAATCTGGAGACGATATTGTGTTTCGAAGCAATGGGTGGGTGTCTAATTCTATAAAAGAATTGCAGAAACGCGACGGTGTTGGATTAACGGGTCCTCTTGATTATGATCGTATACATTGTGGTTCAAAAGAATCGTTGCCGGGTGGTAGTCGTTTTATACAAACCCAGTCTTTTGTATCGAGAAAACATATGGAAATATTTGGGTTTTATTTTCCAGAAGAGATTAAGAATTGGTTTTGTGATGATTGGATGACGAAAGTATATTTCCCTAAACATTTTTATCAAATCAATCATTTCGTATCAAATGTTGGCGGTGCACCTAGATATGAAGTTATTGGTGAAATTATGAATCCCGATGATCCCACGTTTAAAGCGTGTAATCGATTGGTAGAGGAGGGGAAAAAAATATTACTTACATTTTCTATACAATAATTCATAGACCCACACTTGCTATCGTCCCAATCCCATTACAATGAGGACATTTACAATATCCTTTGTCTCCCCTATACCGCTCTTCACAAGCGCGATGCAATACAATATTACATTGAATACATTGTGCTTCCGCATAAGGTTCGCATTCTTCCCAACAAATTAAACACATATTATCCCGCTCGCTCAATGCTGGTGGTGCTGCAAAGCATATTGGTGAGATAATATTACCCATATTTTTGATTACAATGTTAATCGATATATAACGCCATTCAATTTTATATCGATTATACACCCTAGAATCCGAATTTAGAACCCCCACCTCCGCATAGCCTGCCTAGCCTGTTCAACAGCCCGCTCGGCAGCCCGCTCGGCATCAGTAGGAGGAACAACAGGGGGAGTAGGAGCAACAACAGGGGGAGTAGGAACAACAGGGGCAACAACAGGGAGAGTTGGAGCAACAACAGGAGGAGTAGGAACAACAGGGGCAACAACAGGAGGAGTAGGAACAACAGGGGCAACAACAGGGAGAGTTGGAACAACAGGGGCAACAACAGGGGCAACAACAGGGAGAGTTGGAACAACAGGAGCAACAACCCGGGGAGTAGGAACAACAGGGACAGTAGGAGCAACAGGAGCAGTAGGGATATCTAACGTAGAAATGTCGTTCGACAATATCTCTACCTGGTCTGTTAATTTGTCTATCGATGTAGCCATTATCGACGAACTTGAACTAGCGGGTGAATACGAACTTGAACCAACAGGTGAATACGAACTTGAACCAACGGGTGAATACGAACTTGAACCAACTGGTGAATGCGAACTTGAACCAACGGGTGAATACGAACTTGAACCAACTGGTGACTGCGAACTTGAACCAACGGGTGAGTTTGATTGTTCAGAAGGGGTTTGTGTATAATTATTCACATTATTGCTACCATTATTGCTACCATTATTCATATTACCACTATTCGTATTATTGTTGTTCATATTATTACCACTATTCATACCATTATTCATGTTACCCTTATTCGTATTATTGTTACCATTACCATTATTTGGTTGTGTTGGTGCCGAGTTATTTGAATCTACAGGTAACGGTTGGTTCGAATAGTTTGATTGGGGGTGATATGGGACTGTATTACGAGAAGCGGTCGAATTATTTGGATATACAGGCTGTGCTGGTAAAAAGGGTCTGTTTGTGTTCGGTCGAATACTATTTCCAACCGAGCAATATTGTGGTTTTCGATTGCACGATTGTCCCGGTAATTCATTAAACATTTGTGGTTGGTATGAGGGGGTAAGTGCACCGGCGGGTGGAGGTGGAGGTGGTCTACCCCAATTAATCTCTCTTTCTTGCGAGGCATATCCTTTAAATGGTGTATCATCAATATCACCTTCACATTCGGTTTGTGTGTCAAATACTTTACCATACATACATTTTTCATCACTGGTTGTCTGTATACATTTACCGCTACCATTCGCAAATCCGATTGGACACCATTTATTTCCACTAGAAGAATCACTTGGTGCATACTTTGTTGTTTTAGAACCACCATTATTTATCTCATCGTCTAAATTTTTAGCGACGGCGACTGGTTTGGGTGCTTTTACAACAACTTCTGGTTTGGGTGCAGGATTAAGATTGAACATGGACATATTCCATTGCATCTGTGTGTTCGTGTCGCCATTTATATTATCCTCATTTTGCAATAAATTACCAATCGAGTGAATAGTGCCTTCTGCTATATCTACACCACCTTTCGCAGTATCTCCAACCACATCAGCAGTCGAATTGATAAAAAGTCCTGTGTAAGAACCGATTGCGGATAAAATGCGAACGGCAATGTTCAATATTGCTTTCCCAATATTCTGGAAAATATTTACTCCTAAAAATGATAAAATCAAAAGCGAAGCAAGAATAATAATAATAACATTTTTCGATATTTTCATAGAAGATGGTTTAAAGTCGTTATCGGATGAAGTCGATGGAACTACTATCTCTTTCAAATCTGTCTCATTTGAACTGTTGTCCATGATTATATATTATAGATACAGAATATTACTATGAGCTGGCTCGTTTAATTACGACAGATTATTTGTTGAAATAGTATAAATGTCTGCATTCAATTTCATGGAGACATCGTTCTTTATTAGTTTAGGGATAACCTTTGTTCTAATTCTATTACTTGTTTATCATTTTAAACAGCGTTTAAGTGTGTCGGAGGGAAAGCAAGATACAATGTTTGAAATAATTAATAATTTGGCGCAGGAATTGGCGAACGTCAAATCGGTTGTAATATCAAATGGTCGTCCTTCATCCCCTTATCCACATAATATGGTTATATCACCAAATGCTCCTCTTCTGTCGGATAATATTAAACAGGTCATATGTGAGCAAAATAATGAGGATGAAGACGAGGACGAGGATAGTGACTACGATGAAGACAGTGACGATGAGGATAGTGACGATGAAAGTGGCGACGAGAAGATCATTGTATCTGATGTGGATGAGGATGATGATAGTATAAGTGTTGAGGTCGTTCAGATAAATAAGGATTCACCCAATTGCGAGGTTGTAGATGACGTGATTGTGGATGTAACACAAGATATATCAGCAGAGTCACCTAATTTTGCAAAGATGAATTTAGGCGCTTTGAAGTCATACATCACCGAAAAGGGTTGGGTTGAGGACGCTTCTAAAATGAAAAAGGCGCAAATCATGGAGTTGATTGAAAGTAACAATGCATAAACATAAGTGTAAAAACGTTTTTTGAAAACAATATATGTAGAATAATATATAATGTTTTCTTATCCACAACCAGAACCAATATCGTCAGCATATTCATGTGAACAGTCAGCACGACCAGTTTCACAACTAGGTTATGCAACAAACAACGTGTATCCGAATCATCCGGCAGTGATGGGAGACAGTCGCTCTTTGGTCGCATCTTATCAACCCGAGGCGATTTTAAATGATAATTTAATCAAACAAAGTGGTGTGAAGTCCAATTGGGAATATAGGAAATATTTAGTGGACAATTCCAAGGAAATCGCCGAGACGAACTTTAGAGAGGCTTGTAACGATTGTGGATATTTTGAGAGATTCCGTCCCAACGAACGTGGTGAAAAAAATATGATACCAAATAATGGTGTTGCATACAAAGACCCTAGTGTTATCCAAGTTGAAAAAAGTGATCTGAAAAGTTTGTATATGTCGCGAGAAGAACTTTCACAGGGTAAGGAACCTCAATCACTTACACAAGAACAACTTTTCTCATATATGGTAAAAAAATAGATGTATAATATATAAACATGCATTTTTACACCATTACACCCTTGGTAATTTAAAACGCCGTTTTAAATTACCAAGGGTGTAATGGATTGAATGGTTTTAACTATTACCGATATTAAAAGAATTACAAGAGGCGGGTGCATTGACTGCATTCATATTCTTAACATCAACACATTTGGAAGAACGTGTCGGCAAGTTGAGACAATATATCGAAAATCGTATGTAAACATCAATAAACACCTATATAGAAATAGGCGTTTATCACCATTATAGGAATGAAATTAATCAGTTTTGATATAGGAATCAAAAACATGGCGTATTGTATTTTAGTGGCGGAATCAAATTCTTTGCATGTCCAAGACTGGGGTGTATTGAATTTAATGGATGAAACAGAGATACTACAAACATGTTCTTGTAAATTAGCACAACGAAAATCTGCAAAAATGTGTACACGCAAGGCGAGATATACCAAGGACGACATTTATTATTGCGAAACGCATATGAAAAAATCACTGAAAGACAATTCATGGATTTTACGCAATAAATCGAACTCCCCGGCTTCTATTAAAAAAATGACTAGAGATGTATTGGTGGAAACTGGACTAAATCTTGGTATATGGGACTCGACTACTGCACCGGCTACGAAAAAAAGGTGTTGTGAGATGATATTGGAACGATTAAATAATCATGGTATCCAACCAATTATATTCAAGAAGAAAAAAACAGCCGGTGAAATCGATTTAATTACGGTTGGTCGAAATATGAAACAATGCTTAGATAGCCTTTTGGACACAGACGACATAACACATGTGATTATGGAGAATCAGATTTCAACTATCGCTTCACGAATGAAGACAGTCCAAGGTATGCTAGCTCAGTATTATATTATGCTATCGAATTCACCCTATATCGAATTTGTATCTTCTGCGAACAAACTGAAACATTTAGTCAATATCGAAGCAAATCCAAAACCAGTTCCAAATAATTACAAACAACATAAGAAGGATAGTGTTGAATTTTGCGCAAAATTCGTAGCTACGAACCCGTCTTTAGGAAACTGGGCAAACATATTGCAAACTTCTAAAAAAGATGATTTAGCGGATGCATTCTTACAAGGTATATGGTATTTAAAACATACAAAACTAATTACTTATGCGGAGAACTTAAAAATAAATAGTGTGAGTTTATCATAAGTTGATTCTATGGAAGTCATTGATATCGGATTAAGTGATCTCGAACCTGTATCATTTAATTTATATGAACCCGGACAATCGGGGTCATCATCACGAGCTGCACCGTCTGTTAATTTCGGACCAGGTATTGAGCTATTAATGAACGATAAACAGAGAGCAGCATCTACATCGACTAATGTGGACGTAACTGATTTAGACGATTTGGAATCCGAACTGAACGAATTATCCACCCCCCCGGTAACCAAATCAGGTGGTGGTGGGTTTGCCGATATTTTCAAGTTTGGTGGTAGTTCACCAGCTAACGCACCTGGTAATACACCTTTAGAAACTGATTCTAATATCGGTTCTGCTACAGCGAATGGGATGGGTTCAACCAACACATGGGATGGATATGGTAAAATAAACGATGTTCCGAATATGAGCGCGGGTGGACCACGTATGTCTGAACGCGATAAACGTCGTAAGAAGCGTGCTATGATTAAAAAGTTAGAGGAGTGGTATGATAAAGGGTTGATTAAACACAGCTCTCATTTTAATTTGGACTCGGACTTCGATGAAGTTGAGGACGAGTATGAGACCGCAATGGAAGATAAGCGCAAAAAAGATAGTGTTAAACTACAGGGGTGGTGGTTCACAACGCTTATCAATTCAATCGAATATGGTAATGCCGTGTTTGATCCATTTGGATTAAATCTAGACGGCTGGGGGGAACAAATCAATGAGGATATTGATAGTTACGAAGAAATCTTCGCCGAACTACACGAAAAATACAAGGGTGGTAAAATGTCTCCAGAAGTGTCTCTGTTACTGCGTGTTGGATTTAGTGGAGCTGTATTGAATATTACGAACAAGGCACTGTCTACAGCAACACCCGGTTTTAACGATGTGATTAAACAGAGTCCCGAACTTATGAAAATGTTCTCAACCGCCACCGCACAAACCATGGGGCAACAAAGTCCAGGATTTGATTTTGTGAACAGCGTATTGCATCCTGACGAGAAGGTGAACACATCCCATGGCGCCCCACCTGCTCCGGTCGAGACACAGTCCCAGGCACCTCCAAGTCGACCTGGAATGCAATATACAACCGCACCTACGAGTCGCCCCGACATCTCTATGGGAAGAGGAACTATGTTTAACGAAGCAGGTGTGAATGTAGATAATCAATATGAGAATGTATCAAGCAGTCAAACACCAAATACACAAGCTCGGTCTGTTAGACCTGAAATGAAGGGTCCTCAATCGATTGACCTGGATAACCTACTTTCTGGGTTAAAAACGCGTGAGGTAAATCTGGGAGATAGTCGCAATGATGATAATGAGTCAATGGTTAGTGTATCATCACTAAGAGATGGTCAAAACTCCGCACTACCTAAACGAACGAACCGTAGAAAGCAGCGTTCAGATAAGAACACGATTTCTCTTGATATTTAATCATGTATAAACATTTGAATCTTAATTATCAAATGTTTATCATAAATTATAATCAATATGCAGCCATAACCATCGGGTCAAGTTCGTCATCGACTTCATGTTCTTTGCATCCCACCTTTCCCATATCATCCGTTATTTCTTTGATCAAATCACTCGACGAAGTAATATAGTAGTCGGGTAAGAACGCGTGGATAACCGCCTTTATACTACCAACGGCAAAACGTTGCGCTAAAGACATTGAAAACCAGAAATGTTGTATATAAGACATACATACTGTCCCTGGGTGTATGAATGTGAATCGTGTCGTTAGATATGAACGCATGATAAGTTCGTATATATTACTTATCATACAATCTCAAATGCATAAATTATATATTAGAGTTATAACATAAGCTTTATTTATTTTATACAAATCAACTTAAATATTCATACTCATATACATATAATGTCTACATTAGCTGATACCAAAGGGAGTGATGAAAATATACGACAGTCCCCAGAAGAGGAGTTGACTGTAGATGATAATTCGATTGCGGAAGAATCAAATGTCGACGATTCGAATGATAATGATGATTCGAGTTTTAATGAATCGAATGATGATGATTCGAGTCTGAATGAATCGAGTGATGACGAGGAAACGTTGTTGCCTCGACTGAACACAGTGGACGATAATAACGAATATTTCGAGTCATCTATTGAATTAGGTATGCATCACACGGCTAAGTTGTGTCTAACTTTCGCAGAATGGTTACGTGCTACATCTATTTATATCGCAAATAGCGAACAAGGTCAATCGATTGGAATAAGTGTATTATGGACAGCGAGCAAGGCGTGGGTATATTTAGAGCGATTTGGTGCTCATATATACAATTCAAATAAACATGTTAAATCTGGTGTTGACTTAGCACTATGGTGCAAGGATAGTGTATCAAGATTTACTGAAACAAGACGTCGAGAATCAGATGCAGCAAATTGGTTGCATACATGTCGACTTATTAAACAAACGAATGGTAAATCACCTTATTACGAAATATATACAACGTTACCCAATGGAGAACACCATACCAATAAAGAAAGGCTTTTTTCCGATGTATACAATTCGGTTGAACAATACCATGATACATGTATGATGATGAAAACTGATGGATTATATTTTGTGACAACCTGCGATGATGCATTTACGTCTATTCCAAATCCGTTACAAAAAATTAAGTCGCCGCCATTATCGATTACATACGAGCATCCTAGTATGGATGTGAAGATAGAATTTGATCTTCCAGACGAAATGTTTTGTGAAGGTAATATTCTGTTTACCCAAGCTTTCGTATATAGATGTCTCGAGTATCAAGGCGTGGATTTTGTATTTGATGAGAACTATAAAATTTCGATTATAGACGGGAATGTGGACGTCCATACACTATCGTCCAATGATTCGTTACGCGTCATTGAGTCGGGAGTTGAGAAACGTGAACAAATAAACAATGATGAATAAACGTTTAAAGATATAATCTCTTAATATAGTACGGGAATGTCGTTGGATCAAACTACTAATCCATGCGTCCCACAAAATGGATCTTTGCATGGTAAATGGGATCTATATTACCATTTACCACACGACAAAAACTGGGATGCTTCAAGTTATAAACAAATTGCAAAGGATATTCAATCAATCGAACAGTTGATATCGATTAATGAGAGTCTTTCTGAAAAGGTTGTGAAACACTGTATGTTATTTGTTATGCGAAGTGGTATAACTCCAATGTGGGAGGATGTGCGAAATCGCAACGGAGGATGTTTTTCATTCAAGGTGATTAATAAGCAGGTTCATGAAGTATGGAAAAACCTTTTTTATGCGTTAGGGGGAGAGTCTTTGTGTATAGACAAGGAAAATAGTTCATATTTGAATGGTATTACGATTTCACCTAAGAAAAGTTTCTGTATTGTTAAAATATGGTTGAAAGATTATACGTTACAAGACCCTAGTATTTTAACTCCCATTATGAACCTTTCAAAACAGGGTTGTTTGTTTAAGAAACATGCACCCGAGTTTTAGAAATATAACAATATATTTGTAATCAACATTAACTACAAATATAATAATGGATATCGCACGAAATTATATTTTTGGTTACGGTTCTTTGCAAAATGCGGAATCGATTAATAATACATTATCTTGTGATATGCAGATTTGTGATAACGCACCAACTGTGCGTGTTAAAAATTTGAAACGTGGTTGGTATATGAAAATGAATAAGGATAACATGATTTCAGAGCCATGGACAACACTTGCTTGCATTGATAAAGAGGGTTTCACTACAAACGGTATGCTATTTGAAATCACACCAGAATGTTTGGAGAAATTGGATAAAAGAGAAGTTGGATATATTCGAAAACAAATACATGTTGACCAAATTGAGTGTATTTGTAACAGTGTATCGATTTCGACAAATTCGGTTGTATATTATTATTCAATCGATGAATCAGATATTGCGACTCCATCTGCAAGTGCCCCTATATTGCAATCCTATTTGGATATTTGTCTTACAGGTTGTATTGAAATTGACCTGAAGTTGGGTAACACACATTATGAGTATACTGTCGAGTTCATACAAAATACATACGATTGGAGAGATATGTTATATTGGATAAATGACCGTATTTATCCAAGACGTCCATATGAACATGTCCCATTCGCTAGAACCATAGACACAATTTTATGTGAATATTTACTTATGTAAACGGCATTCTATCTTCCAAACTCATAATTTTATATTTTTCATAAAGTATAAAATCCTCTTTATAAAATTCGGTTAGATATTCTATACTTTTTTCGGATAAATCGCTAGTCACTGTTGATGTTTTATTTTTATACGGCAACCGTTTATCATTATTGATTCTTTTCATAAAATATTCAGATTCCTCGAATAAATTCTCCATTAAAATTACATATTTCGGTTGATTTATCCAAAGGCTTTGTGGTGAATATGTGAACTTATATGTTGGTAAATATTTTCCAATCTTCTGACCTTTATTTAACATTTCAGACATTACATTATCATATTCTGTATGATTCGGGTCAGACCATATTTGAACCCATTTTTCCGGGGTATTTATACCATTTGAGATTAAATATTTTATTTTAGGACTATGTGACCATTTCTCGATTGCATAATATACAGCTGAAACAAATCGTTCAATTGGATGTCTTATTATGATTAATTGGTTGCGTAAATTCGAGTTGTATACATCGGTATTGTGACCATTATATTTCAGGTTTTTGTAACATATATCTTTCACCGAAGTCCCTCCATTTTTTGGTATGTGAATGAAGTTAATATCTTCCAATTCTGTAATATCGGAGATCATTTTTTACGTATTGTTATGTGTAATATAACAAAACCTTTGTCCTTCTGAAGCCTTTCAATTTTGTAGTAGCTGCATTATTGGCGACTTTTAACTAGGTGGGAGAGGAGCCAAACATAGTTTAATTTCACCAAGAGAGGCAACATCATATTTCACAATAAGAGGCAAGTCGTTGCCCAAATACATCTCCAGATGGCTACATAGGGGGGTGCATTTAATAAAGTGAGACAGGCTTTTTAGGGAGAATTCGCCCTGGATAATGACGGATGCGTCCGGTTTGTTGATAAATTCCATGTATCCATCTGATTCGGAACGGAAAATACGTGAACTTGCGAAATTGCCTTCACATGAAAAAATGAGGTCGCTGCCTACTGATTTAATCTCAATCCTATCCGAAATTCCGTTCATATCTCGAATTATCTTCTGGAAATCAGATGTAGGTAGATTAATCACGGTTGAATATTCTACATCAGGAACTACCAACTCTTCTGTGTCTGGTTCAATTAACCGTAATTTTTGACTATAACATTGCTTAATGTCTCCATTATCATACTGAAGACCTAAATGAGACACAATACCATCATGGTAATCATCATTGTCGATATACATGGACAATGTATCATCATTGGACATTGTCGAAATCACTTTAAATAAGTGCATCGTATTTGCACACACGATAACCTTATCGGGTATACAGTTATACATTTCAAACTTGTGAGCATGTAGAATTACATTCACCAAGATTGTATGAGTCTTGTCGAAATTAATAATTTTCAACCCACTATTTGTATACGTAATGGTCGCATCGGTTAGAATGTCCTTAATTGCCGTAATCATATTACGGATCGGTTGGATTTGCACGGTTTTAATAGTTAATACATTATTGGCTTCGTTCATTTTCAGTGTCTTATATGAAATCAAACGCACTTGTTTTTATATTTTGTTTTGCGCTAAACAATAAATGCGTCTAAATAATGGATAGTATACATATTCTCAAAAAATATCCATGTTAAATGTATAGGAATTATAACGATGAAATCCATTAGACGAAAAACTATCAAAAATAAAACGAAAAAAAGAAAACGTTCAGGCGGAGGTTCTAGAATTAGTGCACCTAAAAAGGATTCTCCTATTATAGAAGAGGTCATTACGATTAAAAAAAAAGGTGTGAGTTTTAAAGATACACCTGAAAAATATTCTCCTCGGTATTATAGTCCAGATGAAAATGAGGAATTGCAAGTAAAAAAAAAGAAAAAGACATTAACAGAAGCCTTGCGTGAGGAAGCCATTGATAAAGGAAAAACTGGAAAAAAGGTGGATGCGTATGTGAAACGACATCAGGAGCAGCGATGTTTGGATCTAACAAAATCTAAAAAAATACGAAAACAACTGGTTAGAGCCCACAACCCATTTTATATGCGTAAACATGAAGAATACCTAAAAATAGAAGGATTTAACGAAATGGTGGATCAGTGTAAAAGGGACAAACAAAAAAAATAAGGCATCGGTTTGATACGATTATAATTTCTGTAAAATATGTTTACGTTCGATTATATATAATGTATCATTTTAAGAATACGAGTGAATGGATGAATAAAACTTGTGAAAATGTCTCATATGAACAAGAATACATACAAAAACGTGCGAATAACGGAGATATATCTATGTTTACACCCTTGGTAATTTAAAACGCCGTTTTTTCAATATATTTATTCATAATATATATACTGAATGCCCTCACATAAAAGCGAAGATTATAAGATTACATCAGTTAAGTTTCATTTAGAAAACGAGAGTTCCTTTGTAAATACCTGTAAAATATTCAAATGTAGTGAAAGAAGTTTGAAACGATGGATTGAGAAATACAACACACAACATAATATTACACGAAATAACCGTTCTCATGTTTCCTATAAAATTACACACGAACAAGTCAAATACGCAATACAATTACTCAAACAAAACGAACAGATTACGATGAATGAACTACAATACCAACTACAAAGGAAACATAAAACATTAGATATTTCAGCAAGGCAACTTAATAACATTCTCCGTGATAATAACAAAACCAGAAAACGAACACGTCATTCACATTTTCCTGTTATTAGGTATAAGAAACCGATTTTCAAACAAACCGAACTGAGTAAGTTTTATAGTGGGATTAGTAAATATCATATGAATAAAATTATTAGTATTGATGAAACTGCTATACGACCTGTTATGATGAACGAATATTCCAGATGTGAATTAGGTAAGCGATGTATATTCAAAACCGATGATACATTTATGTTTCGCAAATATACATTATTAGTAGCAATCAGCAACGCTAAATGTATTGGTTGGACTATGTTTGAAACGGGTGCGATGAATAAAGAGCGATTGGTTGAGTTTATGAAAGAATACATATTTAGAAAATACAAAGACCATTTAATCGTAATGGATAATGCTGGAGGACACAGAAACAATTATGTATGGGACGCTATTACCGAAAGTGGTAATCAATATTTACATTCCGTCCCATATACACCTATTACTAATCCCATAGAAGCGTTCTTTAACCAAGTAAAACATTACCTCAAACCGAATAAGAGCGTATTACGTTATAATGAATTGAATAAATCAGTGGGAAACGCAATCGCAAAAGTAAAATCTGAAAATTATAAAAACTATTTCAATTACGCTTATGATAAGGAACAATTCAAAATACCATCAAAACATTCAACCCGTAGGAGAACGTTGAAGAAATATAAGAAGTTATAACCACATAAAAACATAATCGCATTATACTATAACTGAATTAATGCGTGAAAAATTAGAAACGAAATATCATACAGAAAGAGAAGATGTATGTGATAGACTAATTAGCATTTTAGAATTAGATGAAAATCATTCTATTTTATTGAATGTGTTAGAAAATGATACTGATAAGCAAACAAAAATATTGGATATGAAAGATGAAATACAAAAGTATTTTGCGGTCAGTTGTTTATCACCTTTCAAACCAAACGCAACGTGTAAGCGACCGTATATAAATATTCTGCGTGGTATATTAAGAAAGCAAGGATACACATTTGAATCATCGCCTATATTGATTGGATTTGAAAACGGAAAATCTATATCAACCTCAAAATATAGAATATATAAGATTATTTCTGATATTTGAATACAAATCCAGCGGAATTATTTCTTGTTCCTCTCAACACCTCACCTATTTTGATAGTAGAGGTTATATTGTGTTCTGTTTGTAAATATTCTATTGCCTCAAATTGGTAAGTAAATGTTTTTAGAAATGTCCCATCTTTTGTAAATACATCAAACTGTTTATTTTTACCCTTTTTATCTAATATATATTTTTTATTGTCTGGATTTGAATGGTATTTTTTCATTTTTTCTCCATATTCTTTTAGTGATTCGGGGTGTTCTTTGTAGTATTTTTTCCGCGCTTCTTTTAATAGTTCCATTCTTTCGGGGTGTTCTTTGTTATATATTTTCTGTGCCTCACTACATTTTTCTCTTGCTTCTGGATTGTCCTCGTAATATTGTTTCAGTATTTTACCTTGTTCTTTTCCTGCGTCTGGATTATCTATGTGGTATTGTTTCATTCTTTCACCTTGTTCTTTTCCTGCGTCTGGATTATCTATGTGGTATTGTTTCTTTAATTCACTCAATTGTTGTCTTTCTTCTGGATTTTCAAATCGTTTTTTTTGTCTTTCGCTAATTTTTACTCTTTCTTCTGGATTATCTACAAATCGTTTTTGTTGTACCTTACTACATTTTTCTCTTGCTTCTGGATTATCTATATAATATTGTTTTAGTTTCACCCCCTGCTCTTTCCCCGCTTCTGGATTGTCTTCATAATATTTTTTCCGTCTTTCACTAATATTTTCTCTTGCTCCGGGTGTTTCTTCATAATATGTTTTCAAGCCTTCACTAATTTGTTCTCTTGCTCCCGGTGTTTCTTCATAATATTTTTTCTGTGCTTCACTATTTTTTTCTCTTGCTCCGGGTGTTTCTTCATAATATTTTTTCAAGCCTTCACTATTTTTTTCTCTTGCTCCGGGTGTTTCTTCAAAATATGTTTTCTTTAATTCACTCATTTTGTTTCTTAATTCTGGATGTTCTTCATGATATTTTTTATGTAATATACTACATTTTTCTCTTGCGTCTGGATTATCTTCATAATATTTTTTCTGTCTTTCACTATTTTTGCGATTATCTTCTTCTGTATAAACATAACCATTAACTCCTTCACCACCAAGCGTCATGTTATATCCATTTCCATCCATATAATAAGATTTATACTCTTGAATATATCCTATTTCTTTTTTACATAATTCTTCAACCGTATCTGCTGTATCTATTTCTACAAGTTCAAAAGTATCTTCCATATCGTATTTTCGTAAAGCGTTATATACACATTGTGTTTTACCATTTTTCGCACAAAGTGTATGTTGTTTTTGCCGGTCTTCCAACGAACGACGCGTTAGACCAATATAATGTTTTCCATTAGGAAACTGTATTTTGTAAATAGAACCGACAGACATATTGTATATATTACATACTAACATTATATACTAATCAAATCAATTTTATAATAAAGTATATAAT